AGTTGCTAATGATTGACCAATACCTCTGAAGAAACCAGTTATTCTACCAAAGATACTTACAGAACTTCCTACTGACTTCATTGCTCCCTTGAGCAGTTTAAATAAATCACCGAAAGGTTTTGCTAATCCTTTTAATCCATTTAGAAAACTACCCATAACGATGGGTGTCTTACCTAATGCAGCACCACCTTTGAACAAACCAGTAAGTGGCTTGAGTAGTGTAGCGAAACCACCTTTGATTGCTGCACCAAAACCTTTAATGGTTCCAGTCAGTCCTCTGAACATTGCTCGTATTTGTACTTGTAATCTTGCTGGGGCAAACAACTTAGCGAAAGCCATAATTGTTTTTAGTTGTGCTGCGAATAAACCGATAAGAGATCCTAAAACTACAGCAAGGACTTTACCTAACTTGCCGAGTTTACTAAACGCACTCTCTTCAGGTGCTGCTGGACCATCATCCGACTCTGCTTTACCTGCTAATATTTCTAGATAACCAGCCATAGCCATAAAGGTCTTGTTCTGTTCCATAGTTTCTTCTTTAGTCGGAAGAACTTCTGAAATCTTTTCACCTATGAGTTGTGCTAACTCCTCGTTGCGTGGAGTAGCTTTCCTTCTATCAGGTAATGCATCCTTATCAGATGGAGTCTTTTTTACTCCTTTATCTTCGTGTGGTAGTGCCATCTTTTATTTTCTCTATGGGATTGTGCATCCC